TTTTACAAAGAGCCATTGACATTTATTACTCCGATTTCTTTATTGGAATAGGGTCTGGTCTAAGCTGGCTTGCTTGGTCACTACACAAGCCAGTTGTAATGATATCTGGTTTTTCGGATCCCGCGTGTGAATTTTCTACTAAAAACTATAGAATCATAAACCGCGATGTCTGCCATGGTTGCTTTAGTGATACCTCAATAAAATTTGATAAGGGGGATTGGAATTGGTGTCCGAGGTTAAAGGATACCGAAAGGATGTTTGAATGTACAAAAACAATTACCCCAGAGGTTGTTCAAACCTATATCGACGATCTGATACAAAATCACCTATCTTAACCTCTTTTATTTCTACGGATATATAAACATACAGACCGAGCTTTGTCTGTTAATAATATCTTGTAGATAATGGCTTTTTACCCAGAAAATAGATTTCCAAAAAAAGGTATCCCCGTTTATAACGGCAACGGCGATCAGAGGGATCTTTCGGATCCTAGATTTAGATACCAAGACAATTTGGAGAATACTACCAAGGTTTTTCACCAGAGTACAGATAACTATTTTGGAACCACTGGAGCTGCTATGGCACGTGCTGAGCAACTTGGTTGTAATGGTTATCACACAGCTCTTGCTGACGATGGGGTTTACTATTACTTACCATGTTCTGATGCTACCTGGTATGCTGAAAGAATACAGCAATTCGAAAGCTCATTAAATTTCACATACATAGGTAATTATAGGGTTCTCACTTGGGATAGCCCATTTAACTATGTACAAGCCTTCAATGGGTGGATAATAGAAACAGCAGGTGCTGTTTTGGGTGATCCTGTAAATCTTGGTGATCCAACAGCAGCTATTCCAAATGACATTGCAATTGATTTTAGATATTCTGTTGACGGGAAAAGTTGGTCCCTTTGGGCTAATGTTGGAACTGCATTAACTGGATTTTCTCAGGGTTATACCTCCAACAACGATTCGACAATCTTCTCAATTCCGCTTGATCCTTCAAAATCATTTTACCCGGAATTTAGATTTACTTCCGTTGTAGTAAATACGGACGGAACACTGGCTTATGAGACAGATGAACCTATAGATCCTTCAATAGTAATCCTTGATTTCGATCTTGATCTTACCTATGCTACTGGACCTAGTGGACCTTCTGGTTCAATAGATAACTTGGTTATTAATAGACCTGTACCAAATTGCTCTAATGAGAAGTCAAACAGACCAGTTGTTTTTGATGATTGCAACTACACTTTTAATCCCTATGCAATAAACAAGGCTGTTAACCTGTATAAGGATTTAAGCTTGGTTGTAAACAAGGTATTTGGGTTTGAGACAAATTATTATTCAGTGCAACCACAAGCTAGAGGTAAAGACGTAGTGTTGAAGGAGTATACTTTATTTGATGTTGTAGATGAACAATGTGTGAAGGTAATGGTTCCTTCCAATCAATTTCCAGATAACCGAACAAATTATGATCCCTTCGGAATCCAGTTTGACGAACCGTTTGAGATTCATATAGATAAGACCTATTTTGAAAACATTTTTGGAAGAGGCTCACAACCAAGGAAGAGAGATATTATTTACTTCCCTTTAACCAATAGGATCTATGAAATAAATTCTACCTACTTGTTCAGGGATTTCATGTATTCTCCGGTTTACTACAAAATAGAGCTTAAAAAATATAGTCCTAAGTCTAATACGTATTTCAAAGACCCTGCTTACAAAGAGGAATTAGATGGAATTGCACTTACTACAGAAAAGCTATTTGGTGCAGAGGTTGAAGCTGAAGAGCAAAAAATAGCTAAGCCAGAGCAATACTCCGATAGTACGCAAAGAAGACAAGAGGACCCAACCAGGTCTTATATCTATAAGAATCTTCCTATAGTTGGGTATGATCTCAATAACAACTGGACAATAGTGTTTAACAACTACTACGATATGTCGGATGCTTTTGTTTCTGATTCAGAATTCGTATATCAGCCTAACAAGTATCGAGAAGCACTTAGGTATAAAAACAGACCTCTATTGGAGAGCGATGGTGAGGTATCCTACACCTGTTGGTTTAGTTTGAAGAACTATATTAATGAGGATAGCTTGGCTAAAAAACCATACTCTCCAGCACCAATCACAAAAGTCTCAGAGGATGCTAACCAAATTTTATACAGCTCTCACCCATATAAACACAATTTAACCCCATTTAGGCAATTTTCGGATAACCCGGAAGGGTATGTTGCAATTAGTACTGATGCTAACCATTCGGGAGGATTCAAGGTTCTAACTACTCCTGATGAGTTTAAATTTTCTGTTGCAAATCCAAATCTTCCTTATGCTAAGAATACTGCAAATTGGAAAATGCAAAAGGCACAAGCAAGGAATCTAATTGATGGAACCTATATCGATGGCTCTGGTTTGTTAAAAGGCATGAGGATAGACTTAGTGCATTCTGGTACCAACGATGCTGCAAATAATAATTATGTACAACAAGGAAGCATTGAGATTATCTTAAACGATCTTACGTATGATTCCAGATTGCAATTTACTCCAGAGCAGGGAGAGTGGTATGGATTGGTTGTTAATATAAGTAACAAGTATAAGCAGATGGGAATTAACATCTGGAAAATGTCGTATGATCCAACAAATCCAGGTGCACAACAATCATCAGATTTAGTTAAAGTGCACGAAGATTATAGGACGTTAACCAAATCTTACATTTTTGATGCTCCCTCTGATATTGAGACAAACGTAAACAACCCATTCTATGGGACGGATAATAACGCTTACAAGATTTACACATCCCCGCTCCTTTTATCGAATGTAAGACTGTTTAAGAACATGATAGATATTGATAAACAATCAATTGTCCTTAACCAGAACACTGTAAGGGATGAACAACTAGCATATATTATAGATAACGCTAAACCACAATTGATCCTACCTAAATTCGCAAGAAATAGGTAATTAACAGAATTGATATGCCAAGAAGAAAACCGAAACCAGAAAGGGTAGTCGAAGAAAAGATAAAAGAAAGTCTTGATTCTATACTGCAAGATGAAAATCTTGATTTTGATGCAGTAACAGCAGATGAGCTTCCTAGGCTAAAAACCACGGAACTTATGAACTTTAGTGAGGCTACTCAAACTACGGGTACTGATGCTAAGGGAGTTCTTGATTCCATAGTTAAGTTTTATCTTGATGAGAACCTCATAGACCAAACCGATTACATCGAATACAAGAAGAAGATTGATTCGATGAACATCGCCTCTATGATGCTTCAACTTAAAACTGCACAGCACGCTATAACCAAGCTACTTGAAGAAATAGATCTTGGAAACGCCAATCCAAGAATGTTTGAGGTTCTTGCACAATTGCAATCTCAAATTATGCAAATGCCTAAAGACTACCAAACATATGTGCAAAAGATGGAGGATGGTTACAAATCAATAGCTACCCAATTGGAGGAAAAAAGCAATTCAGGATCATTTCAACTTGAACCTGGAGAAGACGGAAAGAATGTCTATAACCCATCCACTAACGAATCTGGGGGAATTAAGGTTAGAGGAACTAAGGGATTAATGGAGGGTTTAAGGGATATTATAGGGGCTGAAATTGAGGATGTAAGGGTTGAGGATGTTGACGATAACGCAGTAGTAAATGCTAAAAAGAAAGCAGAAATCGATGCAAGCAGAAACATCTCTTTGGATGAAGAAGATACTGGCTTGGAGGTAGAAGATGATTTATTTGATTAACAATGGCCGAAAAAGAAGAGAAAGATTCCAATTACTGGAGTACCAAAAGAATAGAGGAACTTCTATTTAGGGTTGAAGAGGAGGGGCTTGATTACAAGTCTGTTGATAACCCCTTTCATGATGGTGACCCAGAGCTTAAGATGTCAAATCTTTTGTATGAGTATACACAAGACGAGATTTTAGAGATGGAAAGATGCGCAAAAGATGTTGTTTATTTTTCTAAGTACTGTAGGGTCATGACTGATGACGGTCTTTTTTATGTAAAACTTCGTGACTACCAAGAATCAGTTCTCCGTGAGTATCAAGCTAATAGATTTAATATATTTTTAGCACCTAGACAGGTTGGAAAATCAATTACTTCAGCTATTGTCCTTGTTTGGTATCTTCTTTTCAATCACGATAAAAATGCAATGATCTTAGCAAACGTTGGTTCTACTGCAGAAGAACTGATGGATAAGATCAAAGCAATAGTAAGAGGTCTGCCGTGGTTCTTAAAACCTGGTATGGTAGTAAACAATGTGATGTCTATGAAGTTTGATAACGGGTGTAGAGCAATTGCAAAAACTACTACAAAAACATCCGCAATTGGTTTTACAATTCACTTTCTTTATATGGACGAATTTGCTCATATCCACCCAAATTTTATAGAATCGTTTTTTAGATCAACATATCCTACAGTATCTTCTTCTAAGGTTTCTAGAATTATTATTACATCAACCCCAAATGGAATGAATAAATTCTATGAAATTTATAAAGGTGCTGTTGATGGTGAAAATAGCTTTAATCCTATAAGGGTTGATTGGTGGCAAGTTCCCGGAAGGGACGAAGAATGGAAAAAACAAGAAATCGCTAACCTAGGTTCTCAAGAATTGTTTAATCAGGAATACGGCAACCAGTTTTTAAGTTCCTCTACATTGCTTCTAGGATCTAACGAGCTTAAAAAAATTAAAGCAAACGAGGTTGAATATGAATGGAGGGACATTGATGTTCTAGAGGATGTTGGACTTCCGTATGACAATTTTAGATGGCATCCAAAATTCAGTTTGAATACTGATACTCTTTTCAATAATAGATTTGTTATTTCGATTGACTTAGCTGGTGGCGGAAAGGGGGATTTTACAGTTCTTAATATTTTTAAGGTGGTACCTCTGCCAAAAAAAGTAATAGAGGCCATGGATGATTTCCAAGATGAGTCTGACTTTTTCGGGCTTCTACAGGTTGGCATTTATAGGGATAATGAAATTGAGGTTGAGGATTTTAAAAAAATCCTCGAAGCCTTGGTTGTTAAGTTCTTCAATCCAGAAAATGTAAGGGTACTTTTAGAGATTAACTTTAAAGGTGAATTGCTTATAGACAAGCTCATTTTAAATGACGACTTTCCTCTCGAAATCTTTGTACACACAAAGCACACAGAATCTGCTAGGACGAGAAAGCCTGGTATAAAGTACAACGAGAAAAACAAGATGAAATACTGTGAGATTCTTAGATCTCAGATGAGGATGAATAGGGTAATAATAAACGAATCTACTTGGACTGTACCTGAGTTATTCTCTTTCGGTCTTAACACTAGGGGAACTTATTCAAGTCAATCTGGACACGATGATGTAGCAATGACGATTGTAAATCTTTCTGGGATGTTTGAATCCTCCGATTTTTATGATCTTGTTGGTGAATTGTATGATGAGCTTGGTGAATCTACCTACCGGGATCTTATAGATCTAAAGATGGAAGAAAATAGTGAGGATGGAGCATCAACCAAAGAGGGAGGGTTCTATAGCTCTTTCAGTCAGTTGCTCTAAATAATTTGCTTTTTCCGATATATACAATTACTAACCGAGTAGCATACAAAAATGCTGGTTTTGGTTTAGATATATAGTAGGCAAAAATATCTCTTGTACAATAATGGCAAAGAAAATCAAACTGGATTTATCCCAATTTAAAGCATCAGGAGTCTATACGCTTGAGTTTGACGCTTCAGAAAACGTCATTCTTACGTCTCAGACTATAAGATTGGTGGTGGGATTTTCGAATAAAGGACCTTTTAATGCTCCCGTGTATTTACCGGATGTAACTACAGCGGTAGCAATTTTTGGTGATATAGATAAGACTTTAGAGGCTAAAGGATCTTACTTCCACCGCTCAATATTTGCGTGTTTAAATACTGGCCCAGTATTTGCTCTGAATTTGTTGAATTTGAATAATGATATAGATAGCCCTACAGCTGATGTGGTTAACTATTTTGGTTATTCGATTGATACTGAGCAATCTAACGGGGTTCTTACTTCCAGGCTATATTCCTCCTTCTATAATAAGGAGAGATTTTGGTTTGCTGATACCGATTACTTCTTAGCTACACTTTCTGCTGTAGATACTGGTAGACTTTTTAGCCTGGTTAACCTTGGTAAGGAAGCAATAAGTGTCATTGTTAGGAAATCAACTGATGCGGTTCAACCTTTACAAGGATATGATGTTTTTGCCTTAGATTGGTATGGAGCGGACAACGTTCCTAGCTTCATGCACCCATATGATTACATTTCGGATTACTTTATAGATGTTATCTCAGTATCTGGAGATTGGACTGATTACGAGACACTATCTTTAGACCCTAAATGGAGTTCATACTTTACAAGAAATGGATTTATAAAAAGCCAGATCAACAATTTCTTATCACAACCTGATGTGAATATTGTTACTTCAACCACAGGATGTTTAATCCCAGATTTTGTTGACCTGAATGGTAATAACCAATACATCCAAACGCTTATTAACAATAATACTCCTTCTACCGGTTTATTCTGTGCTGTTGATGAGGATGCAATGGATGATATCTGTACTAATCCTTATAAGATTGACCTTGTAGGACACCACTTAATTGACGAGCTTACGGCAGATAGGGACATTGTTGATGCAAGACTTAATTTCTTAAGCTATGATCAGAATCTTACTGCTGATTACCTATACTCACAAAATGTTACGACAATAACCGATGCAGCTACTGGTGCTAGTGGATCATCACCGGATTCTATAAATGTTGGTACACTACTAACTATTGGAGCTACCTCTACATATGGTGTAGGAGCAACAGCTTTCGATGGTTATGATCCTTCCCTTAAGTATGGAGGTTTACATTATGTAGTAACTAACAGCGGAGTTACCGGTGCTTCCCTTACTACAGCAGAGAAAAACGAATTGGTATCTTTTGCAACTCCAAGCGCTACCTCTTCGCCTTACATTATGGGTAGAGTTACTGGTTTATCTGGGTTAACTGGTTCAGTTATAAACCAATTCTCCGAAAATGACCTAGTAAAACTAAGAGTGTCTGGTGTTATTCAAACGGGTGGAGAAGTGCTCCTAACATGGACACACCCACTTGATACTGCATCATACTCTGCTCAAGGTGTCTCAGTTACTCCATATAGCAATATGGTGGGAGCTACATCTGGAAACATTTCTGCTGACTATTATCAATTTGCATCTTCTGATTATTTAGATATTACATCAGTTAGTTCAGTAACCGGTGGAACAGCTAGTAACGCCTTAACTGGACAATTGTCTACAGCATTCTACCAGGACTTGCTTTACGGTGAACTTGAGGATGGAGACCAGATTTGGTTAAATGAAACTGGAAGTTCCATTAATTATATTTCATACGAAAGCACAATTGATAGAGACCAATTTGCTGTAGCATATGCTAGGCAGTTTGATAACGTTGCTAGACAAAATCCAGACAATTTGGTAGATTATACTGCATTCTCCACGGGTTTACCTGGCAGCAAACCTTTTGCTTCTGACAATATTGGTCTTCCAGTAGCTGCGGGTAAGACGGATATAGTTTCATCTGTAGGCTCTATTAACCAGTTTATCGATGTGATAACACAAATAGATCCGACTAATTTCACTATATCTTCTTCACCATCATCCCCAATATCTGTTGGTGATCTTATAGTATCTACTGACCAGGATATTTGTGAAACCGTTGGTAGTAATAGACAATATAGGTTAACGAGAGTTACCTCGGTTGCTCAAACAACAACACCAAACGTTGTGCAAGTAACAACTGCAAGGCCTCTTTATTACTATGCGGGGAGTCCGATTCAAGTTCAGAAGTTTAAGTCAATACCTCAGTTTACTAGGTCTTTCGACTTCACATACCTGAATGGGTTTACAATGAGGGATTCCCACAGGCCAAATGGTACTGATGCTAGAGTATCTGAACTACTGGATGTAATGTACAACACAAACATTGCAGCGACACTTGCTGCTAAGGATGTGATCTCGTTCAGATACATCGTAGATACCTTCAGTGGTCAGATTTTGCCTAACTCTAAATATCAGCTTAGTAAGTTGGCAATGATGAGACAGAAGGCTCTTGCTTTAATTAACGCTCCTTCGATGGAGCAGTTTAGGGAGTCAACAGACCCTAGGTTTACTGATGCACCAACACAAACTAACCCGTATCCTTCACTGAAGGCACAATATATTTCGGAAGGTGGTAACTTATCTCTTAATCCTTCTTACACTTTCAGTTTACCTACTGAAGATCAAGGAGCCAAATACGCTGCTTTCTATACGCCATACTTAACGGTAAGGGAAAATAATAGAAATGTAAACGTTCCTCCTGCAGCTTATATCTCCAACAACTTTGTTAGAAAATTTGCTAATGGCGAACCTTACAGCATTATAGCAGGTCAGAAGAGAGGGGTAATCTCAGGACAAAACCTTGTCGGACTCGAATATGATTTCACTGACGAAGATAGAGGATGGTTGGAGCCAGTAGGTCTTAACCCTATAATTAAGAAGAGAGGCCTTGGTGTAGTTGTCTTTGGTAACCAAACAGCTTATCAAACTGTTAATTCGGCATTTAATTTAGTACACGTGAGGGACCTTCTCATCAGTGTTGAGAATGACGTTGAAGAGATCATGGCTAACTACCTATTTGATTTCAATGAAGATTCTATAAGACTAGAGATCAAAACCCTTGTAGATAACTACTTAGATGGAGTTAGAGCTGGTGGTGGTATTTATGCTTACCAAGTAATCATGGATTCTTCTAACAACCCTCCTTCTATTATCGATCAGAACATCGGTATTATTGATGTAATTATCGAACCTGCTAGAGGTATTCAGAAGTTCATAAACAGAATTACTGTTACAAGAACTGGTGGTATCGCTGCTGGAGGATTTATCCAATTCGCTTAATTTCAAAAAATTGAAAATTCGGATAAATATAAAAAAAGGACAAGACTAAATGGCTGGTTTACCACATTACCAAAATTCCATAAACTCGGTTAATAAATTTGAGCCGGTTTACCTTAACCAATTTGAGGTAAATGTTATACCACCTGCGGCTGTTTCTGGAGGTCCAGTGCTACTAGAACAAGTTGTTTCTGTAAGTGGTTTGGATGTGGATAAAAACCCTAGCTTTGTATCTCAGAAATATAAGTTTGCAAAGAGGAACTATGCTGGAGGTAAACCAGATACAACAACTCTGGATCTTGGTTTAAAGTTTACTGTCAACCTTGACGATGCTAATTCAATGTACGTCTTTAAGACGATGAGACAGTGGACTGATTTAATTTACAATCCATTGACAGGGGCGCAAGGAATTAAAGCAGATTATACTGGGACAATCGTTGTGTCTGTCTTCAATAAAAATGGTGATGTATTTAGGAGAATTACTCTTAAGGATTGCTTCCCACTAAAAGCAATTGATCCTATGGAGCTAGAATACGTAAATGGTACTACGCTCTATGAGATTAATATGACTTGGGCAGTTGATTACTGGGACGATTTATTCCTATAAAATATAACAAAGCATAAATGGCAGGTTTAC